GGAGAATAATAGTATGGCACTTATTGAGCAAGAATCGTTTGACCCAAACTTGGATACGATTGATGAAGAACAGGTACAAGAGACTCCCGCAGTGGAACAAACTCCAGAGCCTGTAGTAGAGAAGGTAATTCCTGATAAATACAAAGACAAGTCCTTAGAGGATATTGTTAAGATGCACCAAGAAGCTGAAAAGATGATTGGGAGGCAAGCACAGGAAGTACACGAAGTACGTTCATTAGCGGATCAACTGCTTAAACGACAACTCGAAAGCGATAAGGCACAGACTGTTGAAAGTACGCCCGAAGTTGATTTCTTTGAGAACCCTCAAGATTCGATTAAACGTGCAATCGAGAATAACCCCGCAGTTCTGGAGGCTAAACAAGCCAACCTTGAGCTTAAACGGATGAAGACAGCGCAGCAGCTTGCTTCCAAACATCCTGACTTTGGCAGTATTGCCAACGACACTGGATTTCAGGAGTGGGTCAAGGCAAGCCCTATTCGTCTGAGTCTGTATGCCAAGGCTGATGCAGAGTTTGACTTCGGTTCAGCAGATGAACTCTTAAGCACGTACAAAGAACTTAAACAGGTTCGTAACAACAACATACAGGAAACTGGTAAGAAACAACAAGCACAAGCTCTTCGAGCCGCTGGTGTGGATACAAGTGGATCTGGCGAAGTTGCAAAGAAAGTTTACCGCCGTGCGGATTTAATCCGTCTGAAGATGACCGACCCAGATCGGTATGAGCTGCTCCAACCTGAAATCATGGCAGCTTATGCACAAGGTCGAGTTAAGTAACAATTATTTTTCTTGAATTTATAGGAGTATTTTAAATGGCTTTAGGTACAGATAACGTCACAATCACAACCGCAGCAACCTTCATCCCTGAAGTTTGGTCTGATGAGATTGTGGCAGCATACAAAAAATCCCTCGTCATGGCCAACTTGGTCAAGAAGATGAGCTTCAAGGGCAAGAAAGGTGACACCGTTCACATTCCTTCGCCTACCCGTGGTACTGCAACCGCTAAGGCTGCTGGCGCTCAAGTCACCTTGATCGCTGCAACTGAAGGCGATGTGTCCATTTCTATTAACAACCACTTCGAGTACAGCCGCTTGATCGAAGACATCGTGGAAGCCCAAGCTCTGTCGAGCCTGCGTTCTTTCTACACTGATGACGCTGGTCACGCTCTGGGCAAGAAGGTTGACACTTCCTTGATCCAGTTGGGTCGCGCTGCTCGTGGCGGTAGCTCCGCTAACGCTCAGTACTCTGGTGGTATCATCGGCTCCACTGGCGCTGCTTACACCTACTCTTCGTCCAACGCTGCCAACATCGCTGATGCTGGTATCCGTGCAGCTATCCAGTTGCTGGACGATCAAGACGTTCCTATGGACGGTCGTTCGTTGGTGGTTCCTCCTGTTGCTCGTAACAGCATGTTGGGTATCAACCGTTTCACCGAGCAAGCTTTCAAAGGCAACGGCACTACCTTGATGAACGGCGAGTTCGGCGACATCTACGGCGTGAAAGTGTATGTGTCCACCAACTGCGATACCGCTGCTGGTAACACCGCTTCTGACCGTGTGGCTTTGATGTTCCACCGCGACTGGGCTGTGTTGGTTGAGCAGATCGGCGTTCGCGCTCAGACTCAGTACAAACAAGAATACCTCGGTAACTTGTTCACTGCTGACACTCTGTACGGCGTTGGCGAACTGCGTGACTACAGCGCAGTGCCAATCATCGTTGACGCTTCTGCCGCTTAATAGCTAAGTAGCTTTAGGGAGGCCCTTCGGGGCTTCTCTTTTCTTTATTACTTACTCAGTGAGTACTAAACAAAGGAGATACAGACATGGTAAGCTTTCAAATGAAGCATAGCACTAGACCTCAGACTATTGCTACTGTTACTCGTGAAGTAGATATTAAGAGTTTTAGGGACAATCCTGAGTGGTACGAGATTACCCCTGATGTTCCAGAGCCTGTAAAGAAAACAGTTAAACAAGTTAAGAAGACTAAGGAAATTGTATGACCATCTATCGTGGCCCCGGAGGAACAGGTGAAGCTCGTAGTGATACAGACGTAACAGAAGTCCGTATCATTGCCGATGAAGCAGAAGGCTATAAAGATCAAGCTGCTACTTCGGCTGTTGCTGCTTCAGCCAGTGCCGCTGCTGCTGCCACTGCTGAGACTAATGCAGAGACAGCAGAGGCCAATGCAGAGACTGCCGAGGCTAACGCTGAGACTGCACAGGCTGCTGCCGAGGCTGCTCAAGCTGCCGCTGAAGCTGCTCAGACTGCTGCCGAGGCTGCACAGACTGCTGCTGAGTTAGCTGAGACTAACGCTGAAACTGCTGAAGCTAACGCTGAGACTGCCGAAGCCAATGCAGAGACTGCTCAAGCTGCTGCTGAGGCTGCTTTGGCATCTGCTCAGGCTGTCTACGATAACTTTGATGATCGCTACTTAGGCGCTAAGACAAGCAATCCTTCCGTTGATAACGATGGTGGTGCTTTACTGACAGGTGCTTTGTACTTTAACACTACTGTTCCTGAGATGCGTGTGTATACAGGATCAGCGTGGGTTGATTTCTCAGCAGGTGCTGCTGTGTCTTCTTTCAACACACGAACAGGTGCTGTTACATTGACAAGCTCTGATGTTACCACAGCTTTAGGTTACACGCCTGCTGATACAACATTGGCTGCACTTCGGGCTAACAACTTATCTGACTTGGCTAGTGCTTCTACAGCACGTACCAACTTAGGCTTGGGAACTGCTGCTACTACTGCAAGCACTGCTTATGCAACTGCTGCTCAGGGTGTCAAGGCTGATACAGCCCTTCAAAGCTACACAGAAACAGATCCTGTGTACTTAGCCTCTAGCTGGTATAGTACTACTAACAATTCCTCTAACTGGAATACATCGTATGGTTGGGGTAACCACGCCTCTGCTGGTTACGCTGCCGATAACGCTGTTGTTAAGCTTACAGGTGATCAAACTGTGGGAGGTACTAAAACTTTCTCCAGTACTATCACAGGTTCTATCTCAGGTAATGCAGGCACTGCTACTACAGCTACCAATGTATCTGGAGGTACAGCAAATGTAACAACACTGACCACATCGTCAACTGTTACGCACAACGGTGGCACAGCCAACGGAGTGACCTACCTCAACGGTTCTAAAGTACTGACCTCTGGTTCTGCGCTGGTGTTTGATGGAAGCAACCTCGGCGTGGGTGTCACTCCAAGTGCTTGGGGGTCTTCATACAAGATGTTTCAAGCAAGCACTGGAGCGTCTTTTGGCGGAACGGGAAACATAGCAATTGTTGGAAGCAATTATTACAACGATGGAAGTTCAAAATATATAGGTACTGGACTAGCCGCTTTGTATTTGCAAGATTCAGGTGTCCATAAGTGGTTCAACGCAGCCTCTGGCACAGCCGGTAACGCTATTAGCTTTACTCAGGCGATGACGCTGGATTCAAGCGGCAACCTCGGTTCGGGGGTTACTTCACCTTATTCTGGTTCAAAAGCAGACATTCAAATTGCCTCAAGCACTGCAAATTATGCGTTTCAAGTCCGCAGTTTTGACGCCGGATCAAGTGATGGTTCTACCACTGCAAAAGTCTTTCGCACAGTAAACAGCGGTGGTGGTAACTGGGCAAATGCTCAATACGATGCTTGGACGCATATTTGGACTAGATCAGGCACAGAGCGTATGCGCCTTGATTCCGATGGTACTTTGCTTATTGGCCGAACCACCGCAGTGTCTGGTCAAACTCGCTTGGGACTTGATGCAACAGCTTCCATCGCTGGTTTTGTGAGTGAAACAGGGCCAACAACCACGGTAATCCACGGGCGTTTTTACAACGGCAACGGAAACGTGGGAAATATTAGCACCAACGGCAGCGCGACTACGTACAGCACTTCTTCCGATTACCGCTTGAAACATGACATTGCTCCAATGACGAACGCGCTGGTTCGTGTCGCTGCGCTCAAGCCTGTCACCTACAAGTGGAACGCTGACGAATCTGTTGGTGAAGGCTTTATTGCGCATGAACTGGCTGAGGTTATGCCTGACGCCGTTGTTGGCGCAAAAGACGCAGTCGAAACCTACACCGATGAAGATGGTAACGAACAAACGCGCCCTAATTACCAAGGCATCGACACATCGTTCCTTGTTGCCACACTGACCGCTGCCATTCAAGAACTCAAAGCCATTGTTGACGCACAAGGCGCAGAGATTGCCGCCCTGAAAGGACAAGCATGACCACCACATTCAACATCTCTCAAATGGACCGTTCAACTACTGACGGTTTCGTACAAACAGTGCATTGGAACGCATCACAAGTTGATGGCGACTTCACTGCATCAACATACAGCACAGCCAGCTTCACCAAAGAAGACGGTATCAACTATGTGCCTTATGCTGACCTGACAGAAGCTGCTGTTATTGAGTGGGTAAAGGCTTCTTTGGGTGGTGATGGCGTTGCTGCCGTAGATTCTGCTTTGGCTGAAAACATTGCTTTGCAAAAGAACCCTGTGGTTGCCGCAGGAACACCTTGGTAAATAGGAGATTATTATGCCACTTAAAAAAGGTAAATCAGATAAGACAGTCAGTGAGAATATCTCCATGATGGTCAAAGAAGGCAAACCTCAGAAGCAAGCAGTTGCTATCGCACTGTCTGAGGCAGGCCGTGAGAAGCCAGAGCGCGGCGAGCGCACCAAGAAGAACAAAGACAAGAAGAAAGCCAAATGACACGTCCTGTATCGGTAGGTGTTAACCTCACAGCGGCTACGGCTACCACGATTTACACAGTTCCTCTTGGCTACTTCGCCAAATGGACTCTGATGTATCTCTTCAATAATTCAGGCTCTACCAAGAGCATTTCTGCTTACTGGAGAGACTCTAGTGCATCAACTGACATCTATGTGCATAACGGTACTATTGCTTCTAAGTCTTATGTTCGCATGGATGGAGGTGCTTATGTGGTTATGGAGGAAGGTGACACCATAGTGATGCAGGACGAAGCAGGTAGCTCTTTCAGTACTATATGTACCTTTGAATTATTTAAGAAAGAAGGAATCTAATCATGGCATTGCCAACTTACCTAGACCTCGTTAATGATATTCTGATTCGTATGCGCGAACCAGAAGTAACTACTGTTCAGGAGAACATCCTCTCTAAGCTCGTTGGTAAGTTGGTTAATGATGCCAAGCGACAAGTAGAGGATGCTTACTCGTGGAATGCTTTAACAGATACCTTGATCATTGAGACACAAGCTGATACTTACGGCTACGTGCTCACAGGTTCGGGTACTCGCTTTAAAGTGATTGATGCTCAAGATGTAACAAACAAGTCTATCTTGCAGGCTTGGACTACACAGAAGATGTCTCAGGCACTGCTCACTGACACTCGTGCAGCCAAGCCTATGTACTACAACTTTAACGGTGTTCACAGCACTGGTGATACAAAGGTAGACTTTTACCCTATTCCTGAATCTAGCCTGACACTGTACTTTAACCTGTACATTCCTCAAGCTGAACTGGTCAACAACGCCGATGTACTGCTTACTCCTAAAGAGCCTGTAGTCTTAGGTGCTTTTGCTCGTGCCTTGGTTGAGCGCGGTGAAGACGGTGGTTTACAGAGTTCTGAAGCCTATGCACTGTACAAGTCTTCTTTGGCTGACGCTATCGCTATTGAAAGTTCTCGCTATGTAGAGGAAGATGCTTGGGAGGCTGTGTAAGTTATGGCACAACAAATGCAAACCTTCTCCATTACTGCTCCGGGCTTTTATGGATTGAACACTCAGGATAGTTCGTTAGACTTAGCCTCAGGCTTTGCTCTTAACGCTATCAACTGTGTTATCGACCAGTACGGACGTATTGGTGCTCGTAAGGGGTGGGTAGCTCAACACACAACTAACACTGATTTAGGTTCCGCTGCTGTCAAAGCTATCGGTCAGTTGGTCGTGGATAACGGTGAAGAATACACTATTACAGCAGGCAACAATAAGTTGTTTAAACTGGCAGGAAATACACTCACACAGCTTACATACGGAGGTGGTGGCACAGCTCCTACGATTACTGACAGCAACTGGCAAATGGCTGCTTTGAACGAAGTGTTATACCTCTTTCAATTAGGCCACGATCCTCTGGTGTTTGATCCTGCTGTAAGTACTACAACCTACCGCCGAATCTCTGAGAAGTCAGGCTACACAGGCACAGTGCCTTCAGGTAACATAGTTTTATCTGCTTATGGTCGTTTGTGGGTAGCCGAAACAACCACTGAGAAGACTGTCCTTTACTGGTCAGATATTCTTTCTGGTCACAAGTGGGCTAATGGCTCCACTGGCTCTATTGATGTATCTTCTGTGTGGCCTAACGGCGCAGACAACATTACAGGTCTTGCTTCCCACAACGGATTCTTATTCATCTTCGGTAAAAACAATATCTTGGTATATGCGGGTGCTCAGGATGTATTGTCAGCAGGTGTATTTAAAATCTCTGACTCTGTAACAGGCATCGGTTGTATTGCTCGTGACACTATCCAGAATACAGGCTCAGACATCATCTTCTTGTCGGATACAGGTGTTCGTAGCGTCCTGCGTACCATCCAAGAGAAGTCAGCGCCTTTCCGTGACTTGTCTAAGAATGTACGTAATGACCTCATGTCAGCAGTTGCAGGTGAAGTACTAAATACTCTCAAGTCTGTGTACAGTCCTTTTGAATCTTTCTACTTACTTACTTTCCCTACCCTTAAAACAGTGTATTGCTTTGATCTTAAAGCCACATTACAGGATGGCTCTAGCAGGGTAACTACTTGGGATAGCCTTGAGCCTAAAAGCTTTTGCTACTTGCGAAATAGAAGCTTACTGATCGGTAAAAACGGATACATTGGTAAGTATGAAGGGCATCAAGACAACGGTGTTAAGTATCGTATGGTTTACTTTACCAATCATACCGATTTTGGTCAACCTGCCGTTACTTCTGTCTTGAAGAAACTCTCCCTTGTTGTCATTGGTGGTAGTAACCAGTTTGTGACAATTAAGTGGGGCTACGACTTCAAGGAAAATTATTATTCACAAAACACTAAAATTCCTTCCCAAGGGGTTGCAGAATTCGGTATTTCAGAGTATAATACTGTTGGGGTTGAATACTCTGATGGTATTTCGTTGCAGACTCTTACTGCCTATCCAACAGGTGCAGGTAAGGTAATTCAAACAGGCTATGAAGCAGATATTGATGGTTCTCCTTTGAGTATCCAGAAGATCGAAATCTTGGCAAAGAACGGGAAGATTGTATAATATGAGCGATTACACCAAATCAACTAACTTTGCCAGTAAAGACTCCTTGTCTTCTGGCAACTCTTTAAAGATTGTTAAAGGTACGGAGATTGATACCGAGTTTAACAACATTGCTACAGCCGTTGTTACCAAGGCAGACTTAAATAGTCCTGCTCTTATCGGCACTCCTACAGCACCTACAGCGTCAGCAGGAACTAACACTACTCAGCTTGCTACCACGGCTTTTGTGGCTACTGCTGTAGTGGATGAAAGAAGTGCTACTGCAACACTGACAAACAAGACTTTAACAAGTCCTTCTTTAGCAGGTACTCCTACGGCTCCTACAGCTTCGTCAGGTACTAATACCACTCAAATAGCAACCACAGCATTTGTTACAGCAGCGGATACGGCAGCAATTACTACAGCTACTTCGGCGGCTGCTACAGCGGCTGCTGCGGCTTACCCTACAAAGAGTGGTACAGGTGCTACAGGTACTTGGGCCATTAACGTAACAGGCAACGCAGCTACAGCGACAAATGCAACTAACGCCACGAATGCCACTAATGCTACAAATGCAAGCACTGTGACCACAATCACAACAGCGCAGGTTTTGAACGCCACGGCAGGTGCTTCAGTTGGCGCAGTTGGTACATACGCATTTTTGGCACGTGTCAGCAATAAGGCGTCTTCATCGGCAGGAACGACTGTCTCTGGTTCTGACTTGCGTTATTCCAATGCGTACTCCAACAACGATCAAGTTAACGAGGGTAGTAACTCAGAGACTCCTTCTGGAACTTGGAGAATGATGGGTAATACAGGCTACTTGAACGAAGGCACAACCAACACAGCCGATGGCTTCATGATGACTTTGTTCCTTAGAATTTCTTAAAGGTAAAAACATGCAAACGATCCTCACCTCCGTTTCAAACCCACGTTGGTCAAACACTGGCAAAACAGCGATTGATTGCGAGATCACTACCAGTCAATTTGGCGCTGAAATCTTACCGTTTACAGCAAGCCAGAATGATGTAGAGGCACATGGTAGGGCAATCTTTGCAGCCCTTGTCTCAGGACAGTATGGCCCGATTGCCGATTACGTAGAATGATTGAGCACTATTTTAGCGAAGGCTTATACGCCAAGCAAATGTTTATCCCTAAGGGTTCTATTGCTTGCCAACACAAACACAACTATGACCACTTGAGTATCTTAGCTCAAGGTAAGGTTAAGGTATTGTTTGATAATGATAAAGTAGAGACATATACAGCCCCTGCTTGTATTAACATTGTTAAAGACTTAAACCATACTATCTTAGCCTTAGAAGATTCTGTGTGGTTCTGTATACACCAAACTGAGGAAACTGACGTGAATAAAGTAGATCAAGTTTTAATTAAACAGAAAGTGGAGGCTTAATATGCCATGGATTGCAGCAGGAGCGGCGCTACTCGGAGGTGTCATACAAGGTGATGCAGCTTCAAGCGCAGCCAGAACATCTGCCAATGCTCAAACGGAAGCAGCACGTATTGCTGCTGACGCTCAACGATTCCGTCCCGTAGGTATTACCTCTCGGTTCGGTTCTTCTAACTTTACCACAGACGAGCAAGGTAACTTGACAGGCGCAGGCTACAACGTAACTCCTGACGTTGCCGCTGCCCGTGATCAGTTCTTGTCTCAAGCCTTCGGTCAAGGCATGGGCTTTGGTACACAAGGTCTTAATCAAGGTCAAAGTCTGTTTAACTTAGGTCAACAGTTCTTACCTCAATCAACTCAGTACCAAGCTGACCCTAACGCTATAGCATACGCTAACCGTTTACGTGGCTTGTCTGAGCAAGTTCTTCCTCAGTCGTATGATACCAATGCCGCTGCTCAGGAGTACATGCAACAGCAACAGGCTCTCTTGCAGCCTAGCCGTGACCGTGCAGCAGCAAGTCTGACACAGAACTTGTTTAACACAGGTCGTGGCGGTGTTGCAGTCGCTCAAGGCGGTATGATGGGTGCAGCTAATCCTGAACAACAGGCTTACTTCAACGCCATTGCACAGCAAGATGCTCAGTTGGCTGCTAACGCACAACAACAAGCTCGTACTAACTTGGCTGAGGATATTCGCTTGGGTTCAAGCTTAGGCAGCACTGCATTGTCCACAGGCACTGCTGCTGATACAGATGCTTACAATCGCTTGTTGAAGAACATTCAAGTGGGTAGTGGTTTGTTCTCAGGTGGTCTTGGCCTTGCCAGCGCAGGTTATGATCCGTTTAAGACACAGTTTGGCTTGGCTAGTACCTTGGAACAATCTGGTCAAGGTCCTCTGGACTTAGGTGCTCAGTTGGGTGGACGTGCTGCTCAAGCAGGTGCTCAGGTTGGTAACACATTGTTACAAGGCGGTACTAACGCTGCTCGTACAATGCAGACAGCCAATGCTTACAGTCCTTTTGGTACTGCCATAAGTGGTCTTGCTAACAATCAACAGTTTACTCAAGGGTTGTCTAATTTGTTTGGAGGCCAGCCTTCAGCAATAGGCTACGGTTCAGCAGGAACAGCAGCAGGTAATTCAATGGTCTGGGACGGTTCTGGTTTCACTCCAGTTATTTAAAGGATTTAACATGGCTGAAGTAGTTAATAGTTTATTTGGGATCACTCCAGAATCCCTTCAAGCACGGCGTGATGCAGCTTTGCAGCAACAGGCTTTGCAGTATGCTCAGTTAGATCCTTTCCAACGTGCTACCGCAGGTATTTACTCAGGCGCTAACAGGCTTGGCGGTGCTATCGGCGGTATGCTCGGTGCTCAAGATCCTGAGTTACAACGAATCACACAACGTCAATCGTTATTACAACAAGCTCAACCTACTAATGCTAAGGGCTGGAGCGATCTTGGTTCTCAGTTAATGCAGGCAGGCGATATTCAAGGTGCTCAGGAAGCTTATGCTAAATCTCAAACTTTAGAAGCTGCTGCACTCGCCGCCCGTAAGACTGAATCTGAGATCACTAAGAATACTGCCGAGCAGAAAGCTGCCTCTACTCCTGCTGATATTGCTAAAGCACAGCGCATTGCAGCGATTAAAGCAGCTATTCCTGCCTATAAAGCAGCAGGAGACACTCAAACAACTAAACTGTTAGAGGATGAATTAACTGCCTTGCTTCCTGTTACTCCTGTTGACAAAGGGCCTTCCTATGGCGCTGAGACAGAGCGTATTTCTAAAGCCAAGTACAACAAGACTTACGATAAGTTGACTCAAACTGAAGCAGCAGAAGTTGATAAAGAAGTTGAAAGACGTGATCTTGCTTCTAGGAAAGCAGGTAAAACTGATGTGGTATTGCCGGGGGTTAAAACAGCAGGTGATGTGACGGGGTTACGCCGAGACTTGCAAGCTCTTACTAAACCTTATCAAGACCAAGCAGATGCCGCTAATGATGCTATTGATTTAGCTAACATGGCTATCAAGAGTAATAACTTTGCTGCCGTGTCTAGTCTGTCTCGTAGTTTGGCTAAAGCAGCAGGAGAAACCCAACTGTCGCGTAATGACGTAGAGGCTTTTGGTATTGATCCTTCCTTGGTTGGTAGTGTGTCAGATACTATTTCTCGTTTAGCGCAGAGTCGTCCAACAGTAGATACACTAACTAAGTTGCGTCAGTTGGCTCAAGCTATCCAGAAGAAGGCTGAATCTCGTATCTCTATTGAAGAACAACAACTGCAAGCTACTGCTCGCGTTAGTGGTCAGTTTACTGAGCCTCAGATTGAAACAGTGTTTCGCCGCCGACCTAAAGAAGCAGCAGGTACTGCTAAAGGAACTACTAAAACTACCCGTAGTGGGGTTAAATATACAGTGGAGAATAATTAATGCCAACGTACACCATCAATGGTAATAGAATCCGTACAGAGCGGGAATTGTCAGAAGCAGAGATTGATGAAATTGCTGCCGACATGGGTGGTGCTACTCAACGGCCTATGACAGGCCCTTCGGCTATTCCTACAGGCGGTGACCCTACCGTAGCTCCTACTCAAGCCCCTCCTAACGCACAGCAACGAATGATTAACAATGCGTTAGCTGGTGCTGCTGCTATTCCGGGTATCGGTTTATTAGCAAGAGGTGTTCAGACAGCTACAGCGGGTACTCGGTTTGCCCCTTACGGTCAAGCTGCTGCTAATTTGTTTATCCCTAAAACAGGGACAGACTTAGCTAGGCAGACAGCCTTGAGCGCAGGTACTACAGTAGCTGCTGGAGAAGTAGGCCAAGCAGTCGCGGAGAAGGCTGGCGAAGAATATCGAATCCCTGCTGAAATGGGTGCTGGTTTGGCTTTGGCTTTACCTGCTAACACAGCTATGAACGCTGTAGAGGCAGGTGTCCGAGGAGTAGTCAACAAAGCCTCAGGTCGTGGTCTGTTTGATTCAGGCGTGAGAGCTGCTGAGGTTGTAGGTGGTGCTCGCGCTGAAGCTAGACTTCGTAGTGCTATCGAAGCAAACCCTGACTTGACTGCTGATCTTGCCCGTGCTGCTGAGATTGAACAGCTTACAGGTGTAAAGCTCCCTGTGCCTGCTGCCTCCAAAGGAGACACTACACTTACAGGCATGTTAGCTTCTCAAACTTCCCGTAGCGAGAATGCAGCGTTTACTGCTGCTATCAAGCAACAAGAGAAGGATGCACTTGAGGCTGTTAAGGCGGCTCAGAAACAGTTGGCAGGTGATCCACGTAATGCAGCCTTGACTGCTGAAGTGGAAGCTAAGAAACTGGCTTACGAAAACTCTCGCCGTGAGACTGCTTACGCGATGAAGCAAGCGAACATTGACCGTCAAGTTGGTCAAATCAATACTCGTATCCAAGACCTTACTTCTGATTCTTTAATGACTACAGCAGGTAAAGAGGATATTGGTAATCGTGTTACTAATTTACTCAATGCCCGTGAAGCTGTTATTCGAGAAGAGTTCAGGCCTTTGTACAAAGAAGTCTTGGATGGGGCTTCTAAGTCAGGTATCGAAATGGACTCTCCTGTAGTGGCTAGTCTCTGGAACTTCACTAAGCAACGCCAAGCTGAGGATGTCTTTAATAAGTTTCCTGCTTTGGACGCAGCTATTAAGAAAGTACTAGCACCTACAAAAGCTACTGTGAGTAGTGCATTTGCTGCTAAGTATCCTAACTTAGTTAAGTCAGTTGAAGGCACATTCAAGCCAATGAGTGTAACAGATATTGATTCTCTTAAGCGTGGTATTAACCGAGCTATCGGCGACACTCAGGATAAAGATCAGTTGCGTATGTTATACGCTTTGAAGGATAAGTTTGATGAATCTTTGGCTACTTTGCCTGAAGACTTTGTTAGTTCTTACAAAGGCTTGGACAAACAGTATGCTGAAAAGTTAGGTATCCCCTTCAGTGAAGCGGGTGTTGTTTCTGTTGATCGTGCTCGGTTTGTTGAGTCTACTGTCCCTATGTTGACAAGTAAGCCTTCAGCTATTCGACAGATCTTGGCAGCTACTGACAACTCTCCTGAAGCTGTGCAGATTGTTGAGGATGCTTTCTTGATGAAGATCAGTCAGACCAATGGTATTGTTAATCCTAATACGATGTCTGTTAATCCTGCTGCTTTGCAATCTTTTGTGCGTAAGAATCAGGAAGCTATTGATCAGGTTCCCGGCTTGCGTCAAAAGCTTGAAGGCTTGTCTGAAAATGTGGATGGCTTACTGGCTAATCGTGAACGCTTGTTGGACATGCAGAAGAATGCAGCTATTGGTAAGATTGAGAACATCTGGTCACGAGCTTATGGTCAGCAAGGTGGTTTTGAAGGCTTTGTAAATAGAGCTTTAAGTAACCCTGAAGAGCTGAAGCAACTGATGTTGACAGCAGGTACTGATCCAACATTGCAGCGTGGTTTAAAAGCTGTTGTGATGGATTTGGGCTTAAAGTCATCTAACAAGTTAGGCTTCTTTGACGACAACGCTGCGGCTATCAATACCTTGTTTGGTAAGGATCACGCCCAGAACGTGAAGGCTCTTTTGGAAGCATCCGATCGACTGGCTAAGAATCCCGTGATGACTAAGATTAACCAGTCCTTGTCTCAGACAACTCAGTTTGAACAGTTGACAGGTTCTGATCCTGCACGAGCAGCCTCGTTACTTCGTCAGCAAGTACAGAGTACATTCTATAAAGTCTCTACTCTTTTGAGTAAGTTCTTGCAGAATAAATCTGTTAAGTCTGAGAACACTGAGATTCAGGAATTCTTATCTGATCCTAAGAATGTCAAAGATATGTCGGATGCGATTAAAGCTATGGAAACAGGCGGTAATGCTTTTGTGGATAAGCTGAAACAAAGTGGCAAGAAGCTGGCAGCGAGCTGGGCGGTTGCAGCTTTGATCGGTGCATCTGCTCCGGCCCGTATCGTTGAACGTGAACAAACAGCAGCACCAGAAATGCAGGAGTAAACAATGACATTCGCATTAGGACAACGAAGCAAGGACAGGCTCACAGGAGTTCATCCCGATCTGGTAAAGGTCATTGAAGAGGCTATCAAAGAGTCTCCTTTGGACTTCTCCATCACCGAAGGCTTACGCACCAAGGAGCGCCAGAAGGAACTCTTTGATGCGGGTAAGTCTCAGACTATGAACAGCAGACATATCACAGGTAAAGCTATTGATATTGCTGTTCTGGTTGATGGCAAGGTCACATGGGACTTTAAGTACTACCAAACAGCAGCAGACCATATCAAGAAAGTAGCCAAAGAGCTAGGTATTGATATTGTCTGGGGCGGTGATTGGCAATCCTTCAAAGATGGTCCTCACTTTGAACTACACCGTAGCGTGTACCCTTAAGTGAGGGTTTATGATTGATCCATTAACAGCCCTAGCAGCAGTTTCCGCTGCTGTTAATCTGGTCAAGAAGACAATCAAGACTGTGGATGATGTTCGCAGTCTTGGTCCTGTCTTGAGTAAGTATTTTGACGCTAAGGCCGATGCTGTAAAGGTATTGGAAGAGGGAAGCAAGACTGGCTTTAAAGGCTCTAACATGGGCAAGGCAGTTGAGCTTGAACTCGCTATCGAGAATGCAAGGCAGTTCGAGGAGCAGGTCAAAGGTTTATTCTTCCCTAACAACATGGATGTGTGGGAGAAGATCGTCAATCGACGTAAGCAGATGGATGAGGATGATAAGAATAGCCGTAGACGTGCTGCTGATGCCTCTAAGCAAGCTGCTAAGAAACGTAAGGAAGATAATGAACTGTGGCTTGCCATTACCTTGTCTTCTATTACGTTAGTGTTGCTGATGTGGGGCGGTATTGAATTGATGATGTACTGCAAACATAACTACTGTGGATATTGAACAATATGATTAACTTATTACTCCCCTTTGCAGGTAAGCTTCTAGATAAGTTCTTCCCTGATCCTGAGCAGAAGGCAGAAGCTCAGATGAAGTTAGCTCAAATGGCACAGGATGGTGAATTAGCTAAGATGGCTAATGAAACTGACTTGTTCAAGACAGAGCAGAATAACCTCACACAGCGCCAGCAGGCAGACATGGCTAGTGACTCTTGGTTGTCCAAGAACATTCGTCCCTTGACTCTTGTTGCTATCTTTACAGGTTACTTCACTTTCGGCATCATGGATGCTAACGGTATCAAAGCTAACGAAACCTATGTCCAGTTACTCGGTCAATGGGGTATGTTAGTGATGAGCTTCTACTTCGGTGGACGCACGTTAGAGAAGATCATGGAAATGAAGTCAGGTAAGAAAGAGTGACATGGAGCAAAAGGATATATCTCATAATGAGATCTATGAGCGACTATGTAAGGTAGAAGCTAAAGTAGATAAAGTGGCACAGGACACAGAAGGAATGGTAGCAGCTTTTACCGCTGCCTCTGGAGCCTTCACCGTCCTTGAGTGGGTAGCTAAGGTTGCTAAACCTCTGCTCTGGATTGTTGCTACAGTAGCTGCTTTCGTGACTATCGCGCATAACAGTAAACCATAAACAAATAAGGCCCGTTAGAGTTCATCGCTCTAACGGGCCTTTTTCATTTACTCTACAGTTTCAACTTTAGCCTTCTTAGGCTTAGGTGGATTCTGAAGAGACTCCAGATACTTGTATCTCTTACCCATCCGCTTCACTGCTTCCTCGGCATCGAACCAGAACTCTTTACCGTTCTTCAGCTCATCCAATTCCTTGTCACTCAAGAACCCTTTGTAGGCTTGATCAAGAAGTTTGTTAATCTGTCGAGTAGCAAAGTCAGTCTGTCCTTTAACATTTGGCACAGTCCCGATAGAACCATAGTGGGCAGTGTGAAGCATAAACTCAGCACTGTCAGCAATGTAACACTCAGGAGCCATACAAGCCAACATACTAGCAGCACTGTACGCAGCGCCAATAACCGTAACGGAGACATCACCACGACACCCTTTCATTGCTTCGATGATTTGCCAGATGCTATCTGTACGTCCACCTGAGCTGTTTACCAATAGATTTACTGAGTCATTCTCGCCGCAGGTAGCCAAGCAATGAATGACATCACGATAGTTACGGGGATCGGTAATGTCATCATCAATGAACACCAAGTGAGTGTGCATCTGCTGAGTGATAGTACGGATCAATCCTTTCTGCTCTTGAGGCATCATCAGGAAGTCTTCCAAGTTGTCATTAGCTCTTTTGTTCATTCGCCATCCTCATATTTAACTCGGGCAATAATATAGTTCTTAACCAATGAGCTACGAACAATATCCTCGATGTGAAACTCAATCCGAATAAATTCCTTCATCAGTCCTGCAATGTCAAAGAACTTCAAGATACCACTCTTGTCATCCTTCTTCTTCAGGTCAGTCTGTCGGTAGTCACCACAGAAGATGATCTTAGACTTGTCACCAACACGGGTAATGATGGTGTCCAACTCCTCGAAAGTCATGTTCTGTACTTCGTCCACAACGATAATACTATTACTAAAGGTTGTCCCTCGAATGAACGAGGTAGAGACAAACTCAATATGTCCTTGCTCGACCAGTCGATCCCAAGCATCCTTACGCTTGAACAGGTCACTACAGATTTGGCGGTAAGGCTGAATGTACACTTCCATCTTCTCATCTGCATCTCCCGGCAAGAAGCCCATGTCTCGGCCTTGAACACTACTACGGATGATAGTCACCTTGTTAAAGGGATTGTTACGATCCATAGCCTCTTCCAAGGCTTTGTACAAGGCAATGTACGTCTTACCTGTACCTGCTACACCGTGCAATGCCATGAAGTAGTTAGAGGCTTGGTAGGCCTCAAAGAAATCCATCTGCTTATCAGTCTTAGGCTTGATAACCGTCATGTCATCCAGCTTCAGCTTCAAGCTATTGTTAACTTTCTCTCGTGGAGTCAGTTCCTTAGCTGGAATAGCTCTGTTCATTTGCTTAGTTGCCATATTCTCCCTTATTCGTTAATAAACACCACATGAGGCATCTGGCGCACCTGTGGGAATTCTTCAAGGAACTCCTCACGGGTAATGTCTCGACCTACATTGATCTCTGTAAAGGACTCGCCATCTTTAGTCAGGCGAGCCTTCAGAGCCGTACATGCAGGGCAGTTATCCTTGCTGTAGACCACAATCTTCATTCAATCTCCTAGTTAAGCGTGGCAAGCTACACACTCACCTGAGCTGGCACTAACACCAGCCTTGGTACGAATGTAATACAGACTCAAGATACGAGGATCTTTAAACGCTGCCTTGTGGACAGAGCTAATGTGTTCCTCTGGATCATCTGCACCGAAGAACAGATTGATGGATTGACCTTGGCAGATGTACTGTTGACGTTCAGACGCTTGGTTCAAGATGACATAAGGATCAATCTCAAACGCTGTCTTAAACACCTCCTTCTCAGCCTCGGTCATCCATGTTACATGTTGGATAGAGCCATCATAACCTGCAATCTCAAGCAATGTCTCACGGCTGTACACACCTTCACGCTTCATGATCTCCAACAGCTCAGGCACTACTCGGATGGTTTCTCCACCTGCCCCTTGCTGTACGAATACATTTCCAATAAACGGTTCAATACCTTGTGATACCCCGCCCATAAGCTGGCTTGTTGACATGGTGGGAGCAACAGCAAGGCGGTGTGTATTTCGGACTCCAAATCCTTTGCAATAAGCAGGCTCTCCAAGTTGTCCCGCAAGATACCTGCTTGCCTCTGTTGACTTCTTGTTAATTCCATCGAAAATCTCCACGTTAAGTTTCCGAGCTGTGAAGCTCTCAAAGGGAATCATTCGCTTGTGCAGCAATGAGTGCCAACCGAGAACACCTAAGCCTAACGCACGGCTCTTTTCAGTACTCTCCAGCGCCTTTTCAAAGCCTCTCTTGCCAGCAGCCATCGACAGGAACTCACTAGTAACACAATCAAGAAATACTGTCGCAGTAAATACAGCATCCGTGTCTTTCCACTCATCATACTTCTCCAAGTTCATACTTGCCAAGATACAGGTAAATGTCTCTGTCTCACCGCTGTGTAGCATGATCTCTGTACACAGGTTAGAGGCTTTAACATCCAAGCTATGGGCTTTGTACATCTCAGGACGGGCATTGGCTACCTTATCGGTAAACAAGAAGTAACCCTTACCTGTCAGCATCTTCAGCTTCAAAGCCTTCTGATAACGCTCAATGGCTTCAGGATGTCCTGAGTCCAAAGAGTCCATAAAGTCCTGACTGACTGTCCAACCCACATTAGCATCATCAGGATTGTTCTTCACCCAATCAGCTAACTCGTTAAAGTCAGGATGATCAATAGGTAAGTAACCTGCCCAAGCGCCTCGCCGTGCAACGCCTTGGGTAACACGCTTCATAGCGTCTACATAAGTTTGAAAAACTGGTAGAACGCCTGACGCAGTTCCTCCAGTCGCGATTTGTGAGCCCCGGGGTCGAATATCGCCCAAATAGCCACTAGTGCCAAAGCCATTCTTAGTAAGAACTGCTGTATCAAGTAGTTCACCATAAAAGTCAGCAACGCTATCGCCAATATACTGACCGCTACAAGCAACAGGCATCCCTTTATTAGTGCCGAGATTAGCCAGCGTAGGCGTTGAAGGACTAAGCCAGCCATTCCAAATAACTTCATAAAACTTACCTTTCCAATCAATGCCATCTTTAGGTGCATGTTTAGCTGCTGTCTCAGCGATCTGCTCTGCACGGTTCTTGAAGCTTGTAGAGCCTTCCATGTACTTAGACTTGAACAGACCCCAACCTCCTGTCTGATACCAGTTAGGCAGCAGTCCTTCCTTTTGCAGACGCTTACGCTCCGCACTCAAGAACTCATATTTGTTATCCAATACAGGTGTACTTACCATGTGAAAGCCTTTTCATTCCATTTACGGTTATATTGATTGCCAACCTTGGCGAAGAAATCGTGGATGGTACTGGAGCTGATGCCCAAGTAGAACCACTCAGAGATTGTATCACCAGTTGCATCAAAGATACTGTCAAAGCCCAAATTGTTCAAGCAGATGTTAGCTCGTGCATTCACGAAAGCTTTCATGGCCTGAGCATTGATGCCTTCAATGTCCCCGTGAGAGAACAACAGGTCAACAATACGATGCTCATGGTCAACCAATGCCTTAGCTGCTTGCTCAACTCGTGCCTTCATCCATGCCTTGTCTAGCTTGTTCTCTTCCATGTATGTACGGAACAACCAAGCACCTGCTTCATGGTGGATATTCTCATCTCGCACGGAGAAGTTGATACCTGCCACGAGGTTACTCAGCTTGTTCTTACCGTTACTCTGGAAGTGCTTCAGGAAAGCAAAGCTAGAGTACAGCACACAGCCTTCCATCATGCTAAAGACTGCCAAGGAAAGAGGAACATCCCTACCACTAACAATGGTGTCCAAGTACCCGATACGACTAGCCAATACTGGATCGTATTGCCAAGACTGATGGAAGTCCTCAGTAGCCAAGCCCAGAAGTTCGTTAATGCGGTTGTAAAATCGTGCATGGACATTGCTCTCAAAGTAACAGAAGGCATCAGCCATCAAACCAATATCAGGATGCTGGAAGTTAGGTTTAACAGTACCAGACCAATACTCATCACCAACAATACGCTCGTACTTGGTAAAGAGTTTCAGTGAGGTAGTCACACCATGTCGTTCGCTAGGAGTAAAGTCGGTGAGGATGCTATGCACATCCTTCTCCAAGTCAATCTCGTCAAAGGTCCAGAATACACCGTTCTGTTTATCTGCAAAGGCCAGAGCCTCTGGATAGTCAAAGGTGTAAACATCCTTTTTAGTTAGTAGGTTTCTCATTCAATTTCTTTCATTAGTTGTTCTTGTTTATCTTCAATGTAATCTTCAAAGCGTTCAATGATGTCATCACTGTGGATGTCTAACAACTCCAGCAGTGTGACTTCATCGACTCGTTGAAGCTTCTCTTTCAGTTCTTCAAAAGTCAGATTCATAACTAGCAATCAGCTTATCCAAATACCAGCGAGCTTTCTTCAAGTCCTCGACACCATTCTTGTCCATGAAGCGCATCAGGTATTGCATCATCTGCACATAGTCGGCAATGAACATTCCAGATGAGTGCATTTCCATCTTTGTTACTAGCTTTTCGATAACATCCCGAACTTCAATACCCTTGTCTTCAAACAGCATATAGTGCTTAGGCTTCTCCACAGGATCGTGGGTAATACCCTTGTAGGACACCCAGAAGTCTTCAGTCGCAACTTGATCAACTCCATCTTTAAACCACTCATCAATCGCCTCTTTAAGCGGCTTTGCTCCGTGACTTTGAGTCATATAAACTGTTCCTTTCACAAAGTTCGAGTAGCCTGTGCAGGTAACACAAGGTGCTTCGAGGTCACGATCCATCAAAGCATAGAAGCAGTCATTACACTTGTTTTCCACTGTATTTCCTTTCAAGGTACTCGATAGACAACAGCATCTCATCGAAGCCACCATCCTTGACATCATTCAGCATAACCAAGCCCCGCCAGTGACGATTGCTCAGTTGATCCATGTAGTCTTCATCATGTAGGTAATAGCTACCAGCAATGATACCACAGATAGGCTTCCCATCAGCTCGCTTACCATAAGCAATCTGCTTACCTTGTTGATGCCCTGCAACGCAGCTCATATGAAGCTTGTTGATCAGAGCAGCAGCAGTGCCAGCAGGCCTGCCCATAGCACCAACAGGCCAATAGTGATTAAAACCAACCCCGTTGATGAATATAGGATGTAGAAAGTCGTGTACTTCCCAATCTTTGTCGTATTCGAGGTCTTTAACACTGATCAGTCCTTCCAACGTAGGGTTATTGTTCACAGCTCGGTTGATACGGTTCTCATGGTTACCCAGAGTCAGGATCATCTTAGGCTTGTACACCTTGTGTTTGGTTTCCTTCTGAGTCTTCTGCAAGTCCCGCAGAGGTTTCAGAAGCTTTTGCATAGCTGCCTTGACAACCTCTACATCTTTCTTGTAGCGAAGACCTTCAAAGTACTTAGACCCTTTGACATCATGTGTAGACAAAGAAGGCATGTCCGCAAAATCACCAATGTTTATCACAACATCAGGGCGATAGTCACAGATAGCCTTCCCTGCCCACTCAAGATGCTCCAAAGGAACTCCTTCTTTGACCTGAGCGTCAGGGATGACTAAGATTTTCATGCTTATTCGGCCTCTTTAGTAAAGTACTCACCAGTCCAAGAATCAAGGTAGTCAGGGTAGCTCTCGTACATTCCTTTCAGATACATCGGCTCTTCCAGTCGCACTTGATGCTTAATAGGATAACCAAAAATAGTCTCCAAGAACTTCACATAGTCATCCATGCACTCGTGCCATGAAGCTCCGGGAGTACTGATCTCTTTCTTGTATACCTTACCGTTACAGTCGATGTAGGTAAAGCCATATGTTTGCATGATGTCATCATTCATCGTTCATCTCCTTCACCACTAATGGTATTGTTCATTTGTCGTGCTGCAAGTTTCTGTAAGTTCTTACTTGCCAGATCAGCCAAACTCCATCCCATCACTGTAGACAAACCTGCGATCTGCCACAGTACATCGCCTACTTCCTTTTGCATACCTGCTTCATCCAAGACACCATCTCGAATCCACTTGGCATACTTACCTGCAACTTCACCAGATTCAGCGGTCAGGTTAGCAATCATGTAAGCAGGGTTCTTAGCAGACTCTAGTGCTGTCTTCCAAGCTAGTTCTTGGTAGTCTTCAATTAGCATTCATAACCTCCATCACATTAGGAAACAGTTTAGTTAACTCATCACGGCACTTCAAAGCCACCTCTCGGTGTTCCTTCTGCGTAGCCGCATCACAGCGAATATCCACATAGTGAAGCCAACTACGCAGTGTGCCATTCATGTACATGCGACTCATAGTCAGGCCTTCAGGCAGTAGCTTACGGGCTTGCTCCTTAGCAATACCTTTGTCCAGAGCTGAACGATACATCAACTCAGCTTCCGATTGTACACGAACTTGAGCAGCATTCCACCAGTTATTCAAGTACAAGTCATCAGTCTCCAAGCTGTTCTGACGGTTCTTATCATCCTGCATACGCACTTCAGATACCTTCCAATCAAAAGCTACAGCATACCGTTGAGAGAACTCTTGGAAGCTGAAGCTACGGTGTCGCAGAATCTGTCGGGCAATGTCGCGGGTAGTCTCAATCTCCATGCAGACATTAACCATCTCCAAGGGACTCCAGTGCTTATGCTTGATCAGATACTTCACAAGCTTAGGACCAGTGTCTTTCTTGTCCTGATTCTCAGGTGCTGACACACGAGCCATGTAAGCGATTAGATCTTCACCTTCAGGGGTTGACCAGATTGTACGCACATTACTCAACTTCAATCCTTTCATTGCTCAACAATCGAGCATTAATAAAACCCCACAGCCCCATATCCATAAGAGCGTGACGTTCTCCTTTGGTGAACGTGTAAGTGATTATCGTTTGTTTCTCAGTCTTTACGTTCATTTAACCACTCCTCAGGTATTGTCTTGTCTGCAAACTTATAACCATGCTTTCGACACCACATGGCATAGGTCGTCTTAGAAGCCTTGCTGATCCGGGCATTAGAGTTTGAAAACACAAATCTAATGTCCAAGTCTGGATTATGTCTCTTAACCAAGATATGCTTCTGGCGATCAGGAGCTAGAAAGCGTCCTTTAGTCTCCACAATGATACCGTTGGCTAGAACAAAGTCAGGTGTGTACACATGTTGAGAGGCAGGCTTGATGTACTTAAGCTTGACCTTCTCGTATGTGTACTCAATCCCTAACTGATCCAGTTGTTCAGCTACTCTTTCTTCGAGGCCGCTACGGAATCCGTACTTGATTGCAACTTGCTTGGCGGTAGCCATAGTTCCCCTTCATAACGTCTGAGCCACAGAAGCTGTCCATTTTCAACAATTCGGCTGTGCTCCATTTCGTGTTCTGAATACATACCACAAACAGATTGATATAAATCTTGTTCATTCTTACAGTCCTTTAAGGCTTTTTCAGCTTTCTTAGGCCCAATACCTCGGATGCCTTCGATGTTATCAATACGATCACCAGTTAAAAGCTGAGTGTAGAAGTTCTTCAAACCCTCAAACTGATCAACATAGTACCTTTCATCTTTCACAGGATTGTAATGCCACCCCATAAGCTGATCCAAGTCTTTATCGACATGGACGATCCAACAGCGATCAAGCAGTGTTGTTGACTCAATGGCTACGGTATCATCAGCTTCTTCACCAACTGTAACTACTGCACCGTGACGCTTGACTAGATGCTCCCGTAGGGCTTCGTAGTGCTTAGGTCTGAGTACATCCTTACGGTTGCCTTTATAAGGGACTGTCTTGGCAATGTCATAACGGTAGTTAGATTTACCTGTGATCCAAGCTTTGTATTCATCAGCCTTGAGATTCACATAGATAAAGTCTTCTAACCACTCCGTTAGCCTTGCCTTAGCGATACCAACTGGCTCATCCTCCGTACTGAATCCAATACGGTAGACAAGAAAGTCAGCATCGACTAATGCAATCTTAGGTTCCTTGTTACAGGATGTCGTCATCGTTGTCGTCTTCAGCATCAGCACCGTAGACAACCAAGTCAGTCACGATAATCTTGCTGATGGATGGAGCAGCACCGAATTTAGCTGACATCTTGTGGCGATAAGAACCTACCAAAGCTGTCACCTTAGTGCCGTTACCGATCTTGCTGATGTCAATAGCGTTGCCTTCAGCGTCCATTGGCTCGAACAGGAACTTGGACTTACCGACAATGTAGTTACCCATTGTATCCTTGTTCTTGATCACAATACCTTGCTCCTTCAGAGCTTCACAAGCCTTGTCAGAGAGCATACCGATTGTACACTCATACTTGGTGTTGTCTTCATTGAACTTGGTGTTGAATTCCTTCATCCAGTTAGCCCAGAAGAGTTGACCTGCGATTTTGACTGGTTTGTTATCCATGATTTAATTTCCTATTTAAGTTTCAAAAGTGACGGTTACGTTCTCCGTCTTAGCATTACGTTGCTAACGTAGCAGTACGCTATCCTCAATTCCACAAGGGAGCCTGCTAAGGCTTGGCATAGGATAGACTACCTATAGGGACTGCATACTTGGCTATATCAGAAGCTATCCAATATACCTCGTCTAGTTCTTGATCCCTATATCTGGTGCGAGTGGAGGGTCACGATCCCTCAATCCTTTCGGCGGCAGATTTTAAGTCTGCTGTGTATACCAATTCCACCACACTCGCTCTATATGTAAATTATACCATGCTTTTAAGCAATGTCAATGTGTTTCTCTCCAGTTTCTACCAATCTTGTACTCCCCATCTAGTGGACACCGTAAACTGTAAGCTTCCCCTGCCTCAATGATACTTTGTCTGAAGGCTTTACCGACCTCCTCAGCAATATCTTTAGGGCATTCTAGCTGGGCCTCATCGTGGACATTGGCGACATACTTCACAGGCCATTTGTTAGCCTTGCGTTTGTCATCAAAGATCACGAGAGCCTTCTTCATCACGATTGCTCCGGCCCCTTGGAGGAGCGAATTGAGAGCCGCATGCTCGGATCGAACCCAAATACGCCTCCCATCAAGTCCGGGAACCCATCCTTTTGCTGCTTGCTTTCCGACTCGTTCAAGAAGTTTAGCGAGGGACGGTGTTTGCGCGAGGAACTTGGCTTTGAGCTTTGTTCCATCTCTTGCACTGCCCCCCACAATACTACCAATCTTTGCATCTCCCGCACCATACCTAATGTTCAACAGAGTTCGCTAGGCTCTGTCCGTTCTTACGAACTGCTACATATTCCTATGTAGAGCAGACTATATCATCAACCTAACTGGTTGTCCGGCGCTTCCATCCGCTTGGATGTACTCCCTTTCGGGATAGTCGTTGCACCTTCAAGTTGCTTAAAATAAGTAGCAGCGATTGCTAGACACATGGAAGTAAACGAATCATCACTCATGTTACTCTTAGCATCATTATATCTCCAACAAGTCCACTGAACATTCCCTTTTATGTATCCTTGTAAAGGATCAATGCGATCCAAGGAAGGGGATAACCACTTATCTCCAATACGTCCTAACTCAACACCTGTTTTTGCACACTTACCTTCTTGTTGTTCCCAGAGAGAAGTTACGTAAGCGTTATCAAGCTCGAAAGATAAATTATCGTTTCTTGCTCGTTTCTTGGCTGACATTAGTTTGTTAGAGATAGTTCCTTTCAGTGTCCTACGATGGCGAAACTGCAATTCTGTTTGTGTTAATGCTGTCATATCTACTCCTTATGTTACGGAGCCTATATTATAGCATAAATGACTTACAATAAGCTTACTTGCTTGGCTCAGGATTAACCGTTCTGGTCTTCCCCTGAGTTCACCGGATTTTCGATACCTATTCCTAGGTAAAGCCTCTATTTAGTCAAAGGAAGGCGTAGATAAAAGTCTTTGCATTATCTCTAGAAGAGAGTCCTGCTGCTCTTTGGTTAACTGTATGAACATCCGTTCCATCTTTAGATGATCCCTCACAGACAGTTCTGACATAATCTTCATCCTTCATATAGTGAGCCAACATACGAAGCTCCAGACCTGAAGCATCGCAACCTACCAACACATTACCATCCTCAACTGACCAGCATTCCCGGCACTCAGGCCCATAGATGGAACCTGCATTGGGGATCTGAGCCATGTTAGGGCTACTGTGGGTCATTCGGCCTGTAACAGCACCGTTAGTAATGACCTTACCATGCACCCTACCATCCTTGCCTACAGCTTCCATCCAAGACTCAATCTGACTGATACGTTTCTGTAGCATCAGATACTCAGCAATAACCTGAGCTTCTGGAATCTTGATGTTAGCTAAGATAGTTTCATCTACCTTTGGAATACCTGTCTCTGTGAACTCCTTGGGCTTCCATCCGAGTTCCTTCAGTCGTTCCCCAATTTGCTGTCTACTTCCGGGGTTGAAAGTAACCACGCTGTCCTTGAGTCTCTTTCCTGTTTTGTCAGAGAATCGCTCAAGAGTGACAGGAGGCCATCTCTGTTGCATTCGCTCATATATTCCTGCCACTTTTGACTTGATGTCAGTAAGTAAACAGGTTGCGTAGATTTGGTCAAGTTTGAATCCATTTCGTTCTTGCTTTGATATGATTGCTGCTACTCTGTGTTCGAGTTCGACACTCTCTTGGCTAAACTGCTTCTCAGCCAAGTCACTGTTAAGCCGATGATACAGCTTACAAGTAACTTCAACGTCCCTAACACAGTAATGCTCAAGAAGACCAGCAATAGGGCTGTCAAAACACTCTCCTGCATACTCTTCCTTCCTGTCCATCATCCACCGCCATACAGCAGCATAGTCAATCTTGTGAAAGCCTAGAGTTTGTCCCCATGCTTCGAGGCTGTGACCGTTCTCGCGGCTCGGGTCGAGAAGCCTGCTTACTATCAATGTATCGTACACTTGACTCGAACGAATCTTCGTCTTCCATAAGCGATTCAATACTGGTGCATCGAAACTTATGCCGTTGTGCATGACTATCAACGATGCGTCCTTTAAAAACTCCGGCAGGTTGCTTGCTGCTTTCCATGTGCGTACTTCTCCAGTGTCAATGTCTTTAGTCACGACTAGGTGAATCTTGTCGTGTGCTAGGTTTGTTTCGATGTCGAGAACTATTCTCATTTGTTTTTTCCAAAGGGCTAAAGTATTCGCAACCGTCTACACTACGAGGTGAACTAGCAAAGTATGCTTGTCGGTACTCACTAGGTTTAGCCTGCGCTCGGTAGCACTTGTCAAACTTAGGACAGGAATAATCGTTACACATACTAATGTCAGGCATGATCTTCCTCCTCATTTGATATTAAGCCACAACCCAATCTGAGCAAAGGCATAGCCCGTCCAGATCATCCCGTTAGAGATTTCTCCCTTGCTCCATTGTAGCACACCTACCACCAAGTAACCTACTCCGGTGGCTCCTACGATTAGATGTTCAATACTAATCATTCTCATCTTCCTTCAAAGGTTCCTCTTCCAAAGCCTTGCCAATAGGTTCTTCCTTTGGCTTATCTCGCTGAAAGATAGCATCCCATCGGTTTGCATAGTCTTCGTTACTCACCTGCCTTGGGCGACTGCTTGAGCCTTTCCCTCCATGCCATACTGTCATAGTATTTCCTCCTCAACTTCAACCATACGTCCTGTATAGCCATTGTATTGTAACTTACAAGCAGGGCCAGTCTCGCCATTGTATCGATTCTTTGCCACTGCAATCTTGGTCAAGTGTCGCTCATTCTCGTTCTCAGCCATGCTGTTACGCTCCAGCGTGATCACTGCATCGCTCAACTGTGCGATAGCACCTGAGCCTCGCAACTGAGACAGAGACACACTACCACCATCCTCATGGCCTTGGTTTCCCTGTGGTCGTTTCAAGTGACTCACACAGATCAAAGTGATATTCAGCTCCTGTACCAGTGTCCGTAGCTTGGTCATCATAGCATCAATCGCCTTTCGCTCATCTCCGGTATCTTGACCAGAGATAACGATAGATAGGTGGTCGAGAAACACAGCACGACAATCACACGCCTTAGCCATGTAACGTACACGGTTGGCAATGTTTTCCACGTCAGAAGAACCAAAGTGGTCAAACAGAAACACACGATTAGAGCCAAGAGTAGCATCAAAAGCCTCCTTCAATTCCTGTTCAGTTGTAGGTGTATCAGGCAGATGCAACAGCTTGTTAGCATGTAGCGACATGATACTTCGTGCTGTCTTACGAGTAGATTCCTCCAAGAACAACCCGCCGATATTCCAGCTAGTTGTCTTCAACAGATTAAACAGAATCTCTCGAAGGAACTGACTCTTACCCAAGCCGCTGCCTGCGGTAACCGTAATCAACTCAGCAGGTCGGATACCGTACAAGAGCTTATTCAAACCCTTCCAAGGGTACTGTGCCTCTGCCACCGGCTCTGGTTTGGAGATTTCTTCCCAGAGGTCAGCAGCGTTAACAATACCGTCAGGCACATATGGACTAGCTCTCCACCATGCGTTAACAAACTCCTTACCTGCCCCTGCAATCAGGTACTCACAAGCATCCTTGTAGCCATCCTTGTACTGCATGATCTTGGCTTTGTTACCGAACAACTCAGCCACTTCCTTGGCAGCCTTCTTACCCGGCTCATCACCATCAAAGCAGATGACCACAGAGTCAAAGCTGTTGATCCATTCGTACTGTGCTTTACAGTCCTTCAAAGCAGCCTGAGCACCATTACGGATACTCACTGTAGGGTATATAGACCCCTGCATCTGGAAAGCTGCGAGAGCGTCCAGCTCTCCTTCTGTGATGGTGATAGCTTTTCCTCCAGCGTGAAAGAGAGACTGACCGAATAGTGTTGCTCCTGTGAAGTCTCCTGAGATGGAGAATTTCTTTGTAGAAACAGTGCGTTGTTTAACAGCCGTTCTAACTCCGTCTCCGTCAGTGTAAGGATAATATTGTTTGTCTCCATCTGTGGTTACTCCATACTTCTCACAGGTTGCCTGACTGATTCCTCGATCAGGGATTGATTTCATAAGGCCCGGTGTACTAATATCCATTGTTGTCACGATCTTTCGTGCCATGTTGTGCCTCGTGGCGTGTCTGTCTTCAGCTTCATGCTCGTGCTCTGTAGTGTTACAGGCAAAGCAGTGTGTATGGCCGTCATCATACAGGCTGTTAGCGTCAGTGCTTCCACAGTGCTCACAGGCGATATGACGAAGGAATTTACTAGCCATTGTTCTTCTCCTTTAATTTGACTTCTAAGTTAAAGGCAAATTGTTTCTCTAATAGTCCTAATTCATAAGGCCAAGCCGTAGCAATCTCCTCATCCGTCAGCCCAACCCATTGCCGCTGTGCTGTGGGTGGGGTGGTGTAGAGAGAGCTAACTGTGTAAACCTCTTTACCCCAACCTCTGTTTAGCCCACTGCAATATGCGTTGGCAGAATTAAGGTCTGGAAATAAACGCTTTTCATATGGCCCTGTTACCAAATACGCCACAGGCTCCTGCACAGGTGCGGGTTGCGCAGGAGCCTCACGTTCTTGAATTGTTGCGGCAATAAAGTGGCAACTATCGCAGCACAAGTCTTCGTAATGTGATCCTGTTATGGCATCCTTTTCGAGTCTAAAGCTGGCAGGTTGTATTAATTGGCAGTTTTTGCAATAAGCCTTCATTTTTTACTTTCAGTTTTTTGAGATTCAAGTTTATTGCGCAAGTCGAGAACACTGTCGGCCCATTTATCATTCCTAGGCATTTGTCCAAAGTTTTCTTTGACTAAACGGGCAAGTTCTTTTTGAGCTAGTTCGTAAGCAACCATTAAGTGTTTTACAGGCTCCTGCACAGGTGCTGCAAGGGCTTGCTCACAAGCGGTGATGGCTTTGTCAGCAATGCGCCGCATCTGCTCCTCAAGACTTTCAATTGGCGGGGTTTCAATGTGGTATTGAGTTCTGGAAATCTTTTCCAACGCCTCCAGCGCCTTGTCCAATGCTTCGTCTTTCATGTCAATAGTGCTCATCATATCCCCTCTGCTGTTCCTCTACATCACTCCATTGTGCCTTGATCTGAGATTCAATAGAATGCCAAGTCTTATCGTGAATCAGGTCATTAACCTGTGTCCATTCCTCAGCAACATATTTCTGATATGCGCCACGCTTAAATTTCTTGTTGTAGAACACTTCAATGTTCTCCCAGTCGATCTCACCAACGGTAACACCGAACTCGACAACACAGGTAGCATTCTCTACATTGACAACTAAGCTATAAGGATTATCTTTACTCATACATTCACTCCGTTCATCATTTCAGCACCACCTTGATAAATGTTAAGACACCCACAAACAGAGAGACAATCATACCTTGTCCTCCATCCGTTCCACTGCACACTGTATGTCAAACATGATCTTATCGTAGCCATTGGCACGGATAAGACTAGCCACATCATCCATCACGGAATGATACCAACATTCAAACTGTAAGACATCATCCTCAGTGTTCATCATGTCAATAGCTAACTCACTCATATCCATTCACTCCGTTCATTTCAACACCTCATATATAGACTTTAAAGGACTATAGAGTAAAGACATACAATGTATAACTTACTAAGTATCTGTTAGTAGGTTAACATCTATGAAATGTCTTAGTGTCTATATAGAAATTATATCACTGGTTGTCCAACTGTCAATAGTCGTCATCGTTTAAGTTGTAACAGTTTGTAACAGACCCACTGATAGCCTCCACATCCACAGTGTCGTCTGTCTCCTCGAAAGGGTCAGCATCTGACACCATGCCAGCAGGGGACTTTGTAGGTAATCCCGGTATTTCCTTCAAACAGCCATCACAGATGTCTAAGAATTCATTGGTTAAGGCATGGCGGCGAACAGCCTCATGATCTTTCAGATTCTTGTCACACACGATACAGTGCATTATTCACTCCTTTGGCTATGTAGCCCTTAGTTGATTGATTTGAGGCCCTTGTAGGCCCGATTAGAGGCCTTGGCAAGGCTTCCTAGATGGTAGGATTAGATCAATAAGCCATCGAATCATAGTACCCCGCTAAAATGTAGGCACATGCGACCATGCACAAGACAATCCAATGATTAGGCTTAGGCATTCTCGGCCTCGATTCTTACCATGTCTTCAATGTCAAGGACTAACTGATAGTCTACAATGTCCCTCATGTCTGGAGGGTTATCGTCCCTGTATCCTTCAAGGTACAGGTCAGTGCATCGAACGATCAAGGGCAGGGACTCAATGGATTGAACCTCACAAAGCCCGTACCATTCACAGCCCCTTAATTTGTATACGAATTGTTTAATCTTGGTCACAATGGCGCATCCTCATGGTTTGAAGGGTTAAATTTAGGCACTTTTGTGCCCTTGTCCAATGGATTAGGGAAGGCAGGGAAGGGCCAAGTATACATCATTTCACCCTCTTAATTATGAACAATTCAAGACATTCACCCCTGACCCACTTGTCAGGGACAATCTCACCCGTTGCGGGGTCACAATAGGCCATCTCTGGCCCGTAGTTGTTGCACTCGTACCAATGCTGACAGATGGCCCGTTCTGTGGCACTGAAGGCCACAATGCCGCTGGTTTTGAATTGGACTTCGTATCTACTCATGATAAGACCCCTACAAAGCGTTGACCGTTGTGACGTTCAAGTCTGTCAGCCGTGACTTTATCGTCAGTGCTGCGCTGCGCCTCTGACAATGCCTCGGTGTCAGTTCTTGCACCAATGTATATGAAACCATAGCGGCCCCGGTAACGGTACGTTATAAGGCCATTTGAGGCCATTGGGGTGTTGGTCATGCTGTCACCTCTTCGGTTAATTTGGCGATTGTTTGACGGGCTTCGCTTACTGCGTTCTCCATCATATCCGCATAGTAGTCCGAAGCCTCCACAAATTGCATATATGAATCATAACAACATCCACCAAGATAGTCAGTGCCCAAAAGAACCCCATTTTTAAAGGCCTGTACCCGTGCGACAAACCAAACTAAGTCGCCATTCTCGATGCGACGCAAAGTGTCCTGTGTGTCTTCTTCATTCTCAAAATCCCAATCAGGCGCAAAGTCTTCATGGGTGACACTAAAAACAATGTCAAAACCTGCGGCTGTATCTGTGTGAATAGTTTCGTACATGGTTAACCCCTTAAAAGCACTGATAGACGAAACCATCGGAAGTCTCACCAATGACCGAGGTGTTATCACACAAATAGTTCATAACGTGTTGCTTTGCTTCGGTATCATCCAAGCCATCAACGTCAACATCATAATCAGAGGCAATAGATTGCCATGATTGTTCGCTATACTCGCAGCAAATGGCGATCACGTCCAACTCGATTTCTTCGCCTGTGTCCTGTTCGTAAGACGCGAAGTAATCGAACAACTGTTCAAGACCTTCACGGCTAAAGTTGTCAGGGCGAATAGCGTTGAAGGCGTGACGGAAATCGTTAAAATCAACAGTAGTTTTCATGGTGTAAATCTCAGTTGTTACCTGTACATCACAGGCGGGATTTAGTGCGGTAGGATTGCACTCCAATGGATTCTAGCATAAGAACCCATCAGGCTGCAATCATTTGTTTAGACTCTGCAACCATTCCAAGATGGGTACAGCCTTATAAAGCCTTTGATTGACAGCCTTTGCTGTGTTTTCGTTGAAAGTCTCAAACACAGGGTAATTGGTGGCTTTGTTCACAATCACCCATGAAGCTGTTTTGTGCAATGATCTAGAGATGTGATTCATGGTCAGACTCCCAAGGCCAACAAAACACCCCAAAGGGCAAAGACAGCGAGACAGGCGATTGTAATGATGATTTCCTGAATATCATGTTTCATGGTTTAACCTTTAGCGTATGCACGCAATGTTTTGATGTAAGAGGCCTTATCAGCCCGTGCTTTGGTGTTACCGTGCCAAGCCACGACAATGGTTCCTGACTTCTTGACGCCAAGGAACCTGCCCTTATTGTCCTTAGTGCCAGCATAGACCCATTGACCCGGCTGCACATGCTTGAGCAGTGCAGAGGGTACAGCCCAAATGTCAAATGATTGAGTGAATTTCATGATGGTTCCTTAGTTGTGGTGTCAGGCCTTTCCCGACTCCATGAATGTAGTGTACCACGTCAGATGTGAATGTCAACACCTTTGAGCCTGTTTGTTACACTTTGTTACATCTTTCGATCAAATCGATTTAAAGGCCCGTAGAGGCGCGATCTACCCTTGCCCTACCCTACCCCTTGGCAAATGTTGTCCACACCAGTAGTGGTACTTGTCCACAGTCTCAGGTCTTATATAAGACTGATAACCTGTGGATAACTCTGGCATGGATGTTGCTGTGCTGTGGATAACTCGGCAGTGCTTTAACAACCTGTGGATAACTTCCAAGCTGTGAATGTAGTGGCTGGATTGTGACTGAGTAGTTTAGATTGTGACTGTTAAGTGTAGCGTTGTGGCTGGTAAGTATACGTTGCAGGCTCCTACATCATCTCTCACACCATCTGCCTGCAAAGTAACTCAACAGTCTGCAACGTGACTCAACAGTCTATAACTTACACTAACAGTCTACAACGTGACTCATCAGTATACATTGTGACTGACCATTATGCACCATAACTGTGCGGTATAGTTAACGACAGATGCGTACAGTTAGCTACCGTTGTGTACAGATAGTGACTGATCAGTAACTTTGTGACTGCTTAGTAGGGGGGGAGGGGTGTGGCTTATGAGTTTATCTTTGTAGGAGCCTGCAACGCTCACAAAAAAGGTAATAAAGGAATTAATTAGTTGGTTAACTCTGTTAACTAAGGACAGATTAGCCCATGTCACTTAAAGCGCTAAGTAGTTGATAGACAAGAAAAAGTATAAGGACTAGACAAACCATAGTGTTTGCTGTCTAAGGGTAACGATAGTGGACACCAGCGGAGCGTCGGAGGGAGTGCCTAAGAAGTAACATATGTAAATAATTGTAACAAATGAAGGAAAAGCTTGACAAATCCAAGAAAGTATGGTATAATATACATATAAGGTAATGATAGTTGCTAAGAAGGTGATGGACTCTTAAGCTCTAACATGGAATCTGGACAGTTGATACAACGAATGTATAAGTTAAATACTAACAGAATACTTACACTAAGTACTTATACTATAAGTGTTTAAGTTCTTAACTTATACGTTCCTTTAAAGTACTTTAAGTGCATAAGCATTTGGTCTAAAAGTAGATAGGTTGTCTCCCTAAGAAAGGATAAAGACAAATGGAAAATGAAGAACAACAGGATGAACCTAAGCGTAAGATTGGTCGTCCAAAGAAGTCTGAGCTTAGAGAAATCAAAGAGAGTAGATCAGTAGGTCGTCCCAAAGGTGAGGCTGCTATCATCAATGAGTATAAGCTACGTATGCTTAACTCACCTAAGAGTGCTAAGGTCTTAGAGGCTATATACGATGCAGCTCTGAACGATGAACATAAGAACCAAGCTGCTGCATGGAAGCTAATTGTCGATAGGATTGTACCTGTGTCGTCCTTCGAGGCAGCAAAGCAGGGTGGTGGTGTACCTAACATCTCCATCAACATTACCGGCTTGAATACGCCCTCTGTAAGCACCGATGAGGATGTGATTGATGTCTGAGTTAAACTTCGCTTTACTTAACTGGCAGCAAGAGGTCTTTAAAGACTCTACCCGATTCAAGGTAGTAGCTGCTGGTCGCCGCTGTGGTAAGTCTAGACTGTCTGCGGTAACGCTGCTTATAGAGGCTTTAAACTGTCCTGAAGGCTCTGCTGTGATGTACATAGCACCTACCCTTGGACAAGCTAGAACTATTATCTGGGACTTGTTACATGACCTTGGTAGGCCAGTGATCAAGTCTTCACACATTAACAACTTAGAGATTACCCTTGTCAACGGAAGAAAGATTCTGGTTCGAGGTGCTGATAACCCCGATAGTCTTCGTGGTGTGTCCCTTGTGTACGTGGTACTGGACGAATGTGCTTTCATTAAGCAGGAGATTTGGGAGAAGGTTATCCGTGCTGCTTTGTCGGACAAGAAAGGTAGGGCTTTGTTTATCTCTACTCCTTCTGGTCGTAATTGGTTCTACGATGTCTATAAGCTAGGCAAGGACGGATCAGATGAAGAGTGGAAGGCGTGGCACAAGACTACCGCTGATAACGAGACTATTGACCCTAAAGAGATTGAAGCAGCCAAGCGTACCTTGAGTAGCTTTGCTTTCAAGCAGGAATACCTGTCTAGCTTCGATACCTCAGGTTCTGACATCTTTAAAGAGCATTGGATCAAGAAAGGTCCAGAGCCTCGTGATGGTTCATACATTATCGCTATCGACTTGGCAGGCTTTGAAGACATCTCAGATGGTTCCCAGAACAAAAAGAGACTAGATGAATCAGCTATCGCTATCGTCAAGGTAACGGATAATGGTGATTGGTGGGTAGACAAGATTGAGCATGGACGTTGGGACATTAAAGATACCTGTATGCGTATCCTTAAGGTCATCAAAGAGTATCAGCCCTTGGCTATCGGTATTGAGAGAGGTACAGCTAAGAATGCTGCCTTGACCATCTTGCAGGACATGATGCGTCAGTACAACACCTATGCTCACATCCAGACTTTGACTCATGGAAATAAGAAGAAGACTGACCGTGTGATATGGGCCTTACAAGGGCGTATGGAGCACGGCAAAGTCACTCTCAACGAGGATGAGGATTGGTCAGACTTTGAAGACCAGCTCTTGATGTTCCCTACCAAGGGAGTACATGATGACTTGGTGGATGCTTTAGCTTACATTGAACAACTTGCCCTCAACTCATTTGTCCCCGATTACGAGGAAGATGACTTTGAGGTTTATGACGCTATATCGGGGTACTAACTATGAAACAAGGTTTATACGCAAACATCAACGCCAAGCGTAAACGCATTGAAGAAGGCTCTGGCGAGAAGATGAAGAAGCCCGGAGCTAAGGGTGCTCCCACAGAAGAGGACTTCATTGAGTCTGCAAAGACTGCTAAGAAGCCTGCTAAGAAAACTAAGAAAGTTAAATAATGGCTGAAGACAACTTAGAAACAAGTCAGTATGACGAACCCACAGAGTCGGACAAAGAACTGGCTGATTGGGTTGTCTCCCACACTGACAAGTGGCGCGACTATCGTGACCAGAACTACCTGACCGAGTGGCAAGAGTACGAACGTATCTTCCGTGGTCAATGGGCCGCTGAAGACCGTACTCGTGACTCAGAGCGTAGCCGTATCATCTCCCCTGCTACTCAGCAGGCTATTGAGACTCGACACGCTGAGATCATGGAAGCCATCTTTGGTCAAGGTGAGTGGTTTGACATTGAGGACGACATCAAGGACGTTAACGGTAATCCGTTGGATGTCGAGATGATCAAGAATCAACTGATGGAAGACTTTAACCGTGACAAGATTAAGAAGGCCATTGATCAGATTGAACTGATGGCTGAGATCTACGGTACAGGTATCGGTGAGATCGTTGTCAAGACCGAAAAAGAGTATGCTCCTGCTACTCAAGCTATTCCCGGTATCCAAGGTCAAGCAGCTATTGGTGTGTCCGAGCGTGATCGTATCTCCGTTAAGCTTATCCCGGTTAACCCTAAGAACTTCCTGATCGATCCCAACGCTACCTCCTTAGATGATTCTATGGGCTGTGCCATCGAGAAGTTCGTATCGGTACACAAGATCGTTGAAGGCATGGAGAAGGGTATCTACCGTAAGATTGACTTAGGTTTAGATGCTCCTGATGATGACTTAGAAGTTACCGAAGAATCAGTTACCTTCCAAGATGGTAAGGTTCGCTTACTGACTTACTACGGCTTGGTTCCTCGTGAGTACTTGGAGCAGTTGGAGAACGAAGAAGAGGTTGCTGACCTGTTCCCTGAAGACTCCTTAGCTGATGATTACGCTGAGTTGGTGGAAGCTATTGTTGTTGTTATTAACGGCGGCAAGCTCCTGAAGGCTGAAGCTAACCCCTACATGATGAAGGATCGTCCTGTCATGTTGTATCAAGACGATACAGTCCCCGGACGTGTGTGGGGTCGTGGTACAGCAGAGAAGGCTTACAACATGCAGAAGGCCATTGACGGTAGTTTGCGTATGGACAGTGATGCCCGTGCCCTTACAGCCGTTCCCATGATGGCTATGGACGCTACTCGATTGCCTCGTGGCGCTAAGTTTGAGGTTAAGCCCGGTAAATCGTTCCTGACCAACGGTGATCCTAACCAGATTATGATGCCTTTGCGCTTCGGGACACCTGATGAATCATCCGTACGTGCTTCCCAGAACTACGAACGACTGTTATTGCAGGCTACAGGTACTGTGGACTCGGCAGGTATGCCCTCAGCAGCTCCTCGTGACGCTGGTGCAGGTGGTATGTCGATGGCTATGGCAGGCATTATCAAGAAATACAAGCGTACTTTGACGAACTTCCAAGAAGATTTCTTGATTCCGTTCATCAACAAGGCTGCTTGGCGCTATATGCAGTTCGATCCTGAGCGTTATCCCTCTGCTGATGTGAAATTCGTGCCTACAGCTACCTTGGGTATCTTGGCTCGTGAGTTTGAACAGCAGCAATTCATTGCTTTGTTGCAAACATTAGGTCCAGACACACCAGTTCTGCCTCTGATTCTGAAGGGAATCTTGGGTAATAGCTCCTTGAGCAACCGAAATGAACTGATTGCTGCCTTGGATAAGATGAGTCAGCCCAATCCTGAAGCTCAACAACAGGCTCAGATGCAACAAGAAGCTCTTATGGCTAAGTTGCAAGCTGATTTGGCCTTGTTACAGGCTCAGACACAGAAGGCTGCTGCTGAAGCACAACAAACAATGGTGGAAACTCAGTTAATGCCTGAAGAGTTGCGTGTAAAGGTGGTGCAAGCCGCTGCTACGAACCTTGATCAGGATGCTGATTTCGCTAAACGTATGAAACTGGCTGACTTGATGCTGAAAGAGAAGGATATTGACTCTAACGAGCGTATTGCACTCGCACAGATGCAGAATCGTCAACCACAATAAACAAATGAAAGGAGTTTCCCCTCATGGATAAGGAACTTCAAGTGTATTATGAGGAGACTTTTTCAACAATGTCCACCAAAGGGTGGGCGTTCTTGATTGAGGACTTTACCAAGTTAAGACAAGAGCTAGAAAATATCCGCACGGTCAAAGACGCACAATCTTTATCTTACCGTCAGGGCCAACTGGATATTCTGGATCTTATTTTAAATCGCAAGAAGACATGTGAAGAGGTTTATGAACAATTACAGCAGGAGGTACAGTAATGCGCCGTATGTTTGAATTTGTTTGTGAAGATGGACACATCTCCGAAGCATTAGTTGATGAAACCGTCAGGGAACTCGCTTGTCGAGCCTGTGGTAAGAACTCAACGAGAATTGTTTCTATGGTTCGTTCAAAGTTGGAAGGTATCTCTGGTGCTTTTCCATCTGCGTATGACGCATGGGAACGAAAGAGAAGTGAGAAACTGGCACAAGAGAGGAAAGCCTCTTACGCTGTTCCAGAATAACACTTCGCATTAACGGGTAAGTACTGAGTAATCAGTATTCACATTTCATAGTCCTATAATCTCAAGAGAGACAGGAGAATAATAGTATGGCACTTATTGAGCAAGAATCGTTTGACCCAAACTTGGATACGATTGATGAAGAACAGGTACAAGAGACTCCCGCAGTGGAACAAACTCCAGAGCCTGTAGTAGAGAAGGTA